CGATTTAACTCCAACTATGATGATGGAAAAAGCTGGTTTAGATTGGCGTGTTGAAGAAGTTGAATCTTTTATTGAATTTGATGGTAGAAAAGTTCCTACTGGTCAAAAATCTCTTATTAGAGAAACTGATGGAAAAATTCTTACTAATGTTGGTAAGGATTGGAAATCTTTACAAAATGAAGATGCATTTAATTTCTTTGGTGAATATGTATTAGCTGGAAATATGGAAATGCATACTGCTGGTTCATTAAAAGGTGGACAAATGGTTTGGGCATTAGCTAAAGTAAAAGAATCATTCGATTTATTTGGTGGAGACCAAGTAGATTCATATTTTTTATTTTCTAATCCTCATATGTATGGTAAATCAATCGACATTAGATTTACACCAATAAGAGTTGTTTGTAATAACACTCTTTCACTTTCTCTTGAACAACAAGCTGAAAAATCAGTTAAAGTTGGACACAGAGTTGAATTTAACGCTGATGAAGTTAAAACTGCTTTAGGAATTGCTTCTGAAAAATTAGCTACTTATAAAGAAGCTGCAGAATTTCTTGGTAAAAAGAGATATACTGCTGATGCTTTAATTGAATACTATAATACAGTATTTCCAAGAACTGCTGATAAAAGAGTTCAAGATAAAAAATTATCAATAGATACTTTATCAAGAAATGCTACAATGGCTTATGATGCTCTTGAAGTACAACCTGGTGCCAAGTATGCTGAAGGCTCTTGGTGGCAAGCATTTAATTCAGTCACATTTGTAACTGATCATCTTCAAGGTAGAAATGAAGATAACCGTCTTTATTCCTCTTGGTTTGGTGGAAATCAAAGACGTAAAGGTGAAGCCCTAAAAACTGCAATTGAATTTGCAGAGGCTGCTTAATGAATAAAGTTAAGCGAAGTGTAACGAGGGACATAAAAACAATGTCCCTCGGCTTAGGTGTTATTAATAGTGAAATTAGATTTTTGGAAAGTAAAACTTCTAAAGATAAAAGCACTAAAAAAAGATTAGAAAGATTATATACTGCTAAAGAGCAGTTAGAAAAAAATCCTAAACAATCTAAAGAATTAATGGAGAAATTTAAATGATTCAAAAATTTAAAGATGCATGGGAAAAAACTTATGGTGAAGGTACTAAAACTGATTTAGATTATGGTAAACTTGTCATATTATTTCTTTGTGTTTATATTGCTGTACAGGTATCGTAGTGCCAAAAAAACATAATGATGAAAGTTATGCTAATTGGGCTAAGGAAAATCGTGTAAAAAATTGGGAAAGGATTTATGAATCTTACCATCCTAAAGAAAAAGAAAGACGAAGATTACAATCCCTTAAAGCATTTAATGAAAAACGACATAGGAATAAACCAGGTTTTCATTATAAATAGTTTAGTAACTAATAAAAGAGCTAAGCTATGAAATTCAGAAACTTTTTAAAAGAAAAAGATATGTATGCAATTTTAAAGCATCATGATCTTACTAAAAGAAGTGGAGAAAGGATCCCTATTTTTATGAAAAAAATAAAAGATAGGGAAGAATTTCTAACTAAAAAGGGCAGTGTAATAATCAAACCACCTCCGCCCGAAAAACAAAAATTTTCCAAAAAAGGTTATACCCAGGATTTTGATACCATGAAAAATGGTAAAGTCAAATATCCTGGCCAATTTTTTAAAACACCAGACCTAGGTGGTAAAGGTGTTGGATTTAGTACACGTGATGAAGATAGAGAATTAGGTGCACTTCAAAAAGCTATTGAAGACCAGATGAAAAAAGATAAAACTGGTGTTATAAAAATGATTGTTGGAGGAAGAAGAATTCTTGTTACTGGAGTTGCAAGTACATACGGTAATCCTAAATCAGATTTTCATTTATTAGATGATGAAGGAAAAGAAGCTGCATGGATATCTCATAAAGATTGGAAAGGGAGAGGTCCTAGAGATTTTCAACAATATGGTGGATTATCACACGCAGTATTTAAAAATAATGCTGATGTGCAATCCTTTATGAAAGAATTAACTACACGATATCCTAAAGGATTTAATAGAGGTGATGGTGCTTTTAGATTAGTGAAAGATAAAAAAGTAGCTTTACAATCTGTATGGGGAGTAGATTATGGTAAAGCTAGAGGAAGAAATAACGTTGATGAATTTCATCAAGGTCCAATGTCATTAAAAAAAGCTACTGGAGATTATTATAGAATAGTTTCTAAACATTATGATGTTAATGGTAAATTACCAAAAGGTGGATATACTTGTATATATTATGCAAGATACACTGGTGATAGAGGTGCAAGAATTGCTGGTTATTTTATAAAAGATGCAAGAATTGGAGTTTTTACACAGGCATTACCTCCTAAAACAGCTAAGAGGATATAATGAATTTTTCTGAATTCATATCAGAACAAAAAAATACTCATATGACTCATATAGAGGACAAGGTTCTCTATGGTGGTGTGAAAGGTACAAGAGAAGCAATATTAGCTTTAAGATCATTAAGAGATACATTAGGAGGCGTACATGATGGTTCAGTTAGTGTTAAATGGGATGGTGCTCCTGCTATTTTTGCTGGTATTGATCCCAGAAACGGTAATTTCTTTGTTGCGAAAAAGGGGATTTTCAATAAATCACCGAAAGTATATTACACTGCTGCGGACGTATCTGCTGATACTTCTGGTGATTTGGCTGATAAGTTAAAACAAGCTTTGGAATATTTACCATCGCTAGGAATAAAAGGAGTGATTCAAGGTGACTTTTTATTTTCAAAATCTGATGTTAGAACAACTAAAATTAAAGGCAAGCCTTATATTACGTTTCATCCCAATACCATTGTATACGCCATACCCGCCACTACTGAAATGGCCAAAATTATTAAAAAGGCAAAAATAGGTATTGTTTGGCATACATCATACTCAGGTAATTCATTTGAAACCATGAAAGCATCTTATGGTGTTAATATATCTAAATTGAATAAAAATCCTAATGTTTGGTCCCAAGATGCTATGTTGAGGGATATGACAAGATTTACTATGTCAAAAAAAGATACGGAGGAAGTTAATGAATATCTTAGCAACGCTGGGTTCTTATTTAATCAAATTAGCTCTACTACCCTTAAAGCTTTGGAGTCTAACCAAGATCTTGCTCAACTTATTGAAACATATAATAATACCTTTGTACGTAAAGGTCAAGTTATTCAAGATACGAATCGCCATGTGGTTGGTCTCATTAATTGGATTAAAAAGAAATACCAAAAAGAAATAGATAAAAGAAAAACAGAAAAAGGAAAAGCTGGCCAACAAGCAAAATTAAATAAAATATTAATATTTTTCTCACAAAAAAATAAAAATAATCTGAAAAAAATGTTTGATTTGCAAAAAGTTATAGTGCTAGCAAAATTAAAAATTATAAATATATTAGATAAACTAAATAGAACTAAGACGTTCTTAAAAACAAATAGAGGATATCGTTCTACAGGCCAAGAAGGTTATGTTGCAATAGATAAACTTGGTGGTGATGCAGTGAAAATAGTTGATCGAATGGAATTCTCATTCGCTAACTTTTCGCCCAATATAATAAAAGGATGGGACAAACCGAGGAGATAATAATGGCGGAAAAAAAGCCAACTAATGATATGAATAAAAGACTGTCTTTCAAAGATTTTATGACAGTTGAATATAAACCTGGAGAAGACGAACTCGTTAATTATCGTGCATATAGAAGAAGAAGATTAGAAGATACTGATCATTCTGAATATTCCCTCGAAGATATATTGGAAGTTATTAGTCGTGGCGAAAGAATGCGACGAAAAAGAGCTGCAAGATTTGGTCCTTTAAAACATAAAATGAAAAGGGGTCGTTTAAAAGCTAAAAGAAGATTTGCAACTAAAGATGTATTAAGTAATAGATCAAGAAAAGGTAGTCGTAAAGCTATAGAGAAAAAATTTACTAAAGGTATACCTAAAAGTAAATTATCAATTGCCCAAAAACAATCCCTTGAAAGAAAATTAGAAAGACCTGCAATACAGAAAAGAATAGCTCTAGCACAAAGAAGATTAATGCCTAAGAAAAGGCGCCAAGAAATTGCTAGAAAACAAGGTTCTTGGAAAAAATGATAAATTCATTTAAATCATATTTAGTTGAAGAAGAAAAATCACTTTACTTTACATTTGGTAGAATGAATCCTCCAACTATTGGCCATGAAAAATTAATGGAAGCTCTTTCTAAAAAATCAGGAAGAAATCCTTATAGAATATATCTTTCACAATCACAAGATAAAAAGAAAAACCCTCTACACTTTACAGAAAAAGTCAAGTATGCTAGAAAAATATTCCCTAGACATGCAAGACAAATAATGTCTGATAAAAAAATCAGAAATGTATTCGAAGCAGCAACTAAAATATATGATGAAGGAATTAAAAAGATAACTATGGTTGTTGGTTCCGATCGTATTTTAGAATTTAAAACTATATTAAAAAAATATAATGGTGTTAAAGGAAGACATGGTTTTTATAACTTTGAAAATATAAATGTTATTTCTGCTGGAGATAGAGATCCTGATGCTGAAGGTGCTACTGGAATGTCTGCATCTAAAATGAGACAAGCCGTTATGGAAAAAGACTTTACTTCCTTTTCACAAGGTCTTCCTAGAAATGTTTCAAACATGGAAGCTAAAAAGTTATATAATTCTGTAAGAACTGGTATGGGTCTTAAAGAACAAAAAGAGTTTAAAAACCAAATTAAATTGGCTGAAGTATCTAACGTTAGAGAATCATATATTAAAGGTGAAATATTTAATATAGGCGATAATGTTAGAATTAAAGAAACAAAACAAATTGGAAAAATAATCAAAAAAGGTTCCAATTATGTTGTTGTAGAAGCTGTAGGTAAAAATTATAAACAATGGTTAGATTCTATTGAATTAATAAAAAGAGTTACATCTTTTAAAGAAAGCATGGCAATGAATGCTGCAAAGAAAAAGATTGATAGACGAGAAAAAAGATTTAAACATTGGGAAACCAATACAAAAAACCAAGCACGTCTAAGAGATGTTAGGCGAAAAAATGCTAAAGAAAGAAGCGATACACGAAGGGAGACACGAGCATGATTTTAGAATTATTTGAAAAAATAGATGTGCGAAAAGGTATTGGGCCAGTAGTAACAGATTTTCAAAATTCTGATGCACCTCAATTTAAAGGTAAATCCAAAAAAGAAATAAGAGATATGGCACTAGCCGCATATTTTGCTAAAAAAGAAGGTACTGAACCAGATTATATTAAAGCTTTCTTAGCTAAAGGTGGAAAAATTAAAAAATTACCACCTGGAAAAGCTGCAGGATATCATGGCAAAGACGATCCTGGTGCAGGTATAAAAGGAATGTTAGCTAAAGATTCAGCTAAAAAACTTGGATTAAAACGTCACGGTAAACATTTAGATACTTCTACTCCTGTTCATAAAGAAGGTAAAGCTTATAGTCCTACAGGAGTATCTTATTATGTACCAAAAGGACATCCTGATGAAGTAGATCCAAAAACTAGACAAAAGAAAACTTTAAAACATGGTAGCCCAGAAGGAGAAGCTCTTAAAAAAGTTATTGCTAGGAAAGAAAAAGCATTTAAAGATTTATCTAAAAAAGAAACATCGGAAGCAACAGTTTCATATCGCGATGGTGCTAAGTACTTAGCACCTAAAACTCCAGGCTTTTTAAGTACAGCAGCTCAGCGCGAGCAGGATAAAAAAATGAAAGCTTTTAGAGCTCATCGAGACGGTAAAACAGTACCTCCTAAAACTGAAGCTTATGGACAACCATCTGATAGAATGAAAGCAAAAAATAATGCTTATAAATTAAAATTAAAACGTGATCATGAGTATGAAATGAAACATGGCCGTAAAAAAGATAAAAGAGGCATTGGTGAAAATACATCTGATGTTACATATGCTGCAAGTATGCATTTTGATAATCCTGGTATAAAAGTTAAGAACGCAGGTGGTGGAAAATATCATGTACCCATGAAAAGTTATCATACTAAAAAGGATGCTCAAAGTTTTGCATCTCAAAATGGATTAAAACTTCATTCCCATGAAAAAACTATGGGTGGTTCAAGAGCAACAGTTTCGGTGGAGTCAACAATGAAAACATTTGATGAAATAAGAGAATCCACTAATTGGAAAGGTGGATCAAAACATATTGGATTAGCTAGGTATTCTGCAAATCAAGGTTATGGTGTTCAAATAACACAAATTAAAGCTATGCCAGGTGATAAAATGAATTGGGCAAAAGGTGCAGGGTTTGTTAAAATGCCAGTAAAAGATATTCCAAAACTTTGTAAAGCTTTAATGAATGTGTATAAAGCTCCAGCTAATGTTCAATTAGGAGATGATGATTAATGAAAACCTTTGAAGATA